CATGAGGCCGAGCGAGTTGAGTTCGAGCTTGAGAGCAGTGATGACGTGCCGAGCCTCGACCCCTGCCCGAGTGTTGGCGAACACGAGCACGTCGCCTACTCGCACCGGGATCGGGAGGTGAGTGACCTCCACGACTGCCTGCGTCGACGACATCTGGATGAGAGTGGTACGTGCTCGCTGCTGGAGGAAGGCCAGCACCTCTTCCGGCTCAGCCTCCGGTGTCTCCACCGAGTCGAGCACGTGAGGGATCCAGCGACCTCGACGAGGGTAGCTGTAGGGGCTGTTCGGGTCTTCGTTGGTCCAGACTCCCACGATCGCAGGCTCGTCCTCGCCGCCAGCAGCCTGGACCGCTATGACCTTGTTCGGGACGTTGAAGCTGTCGCGCTCAAGGGTCCACGAGGGATCGTAGATGGACTGTTCTCCGGACCTCAGCTCCCGAGGGATGCCAAGCAGCTCATAGTCGATCGAGCGGTCGGCAGGCAGGACACGAGGAGTGGCCCTGAGGTTGCCGTACCCATCCATCCAGAGTGCGTTGTAGTCGGCTACGTTGAGGAGGTCGTTGATGATGTTGAGCTTGCTCGTCCCGACCTCCCAGACCATGCCTGTTGATGTGGCCAGAGTGTTGGACTCGTCGATGGAGATGGTCTCACCGCTGCTCAGGAGGAGGTTCTTGACCTCCTGCAGGATGCCTGTGCCTGCTGCCACTGCGTAGGTCTGGTCGACCTTGTCCTGAGCCGGTACGGTGCACCGGTCGAGCAGCTCCAGCGACCACGTCCTGCCAGTGGCATCCCACTGCTCCTTGGCAGAGGTTACCAGATACGTCCCGAGTGGCTGGTCCAGCAGGCCCGAGACCTTGCACACCGGGCGAAGCCTCAGCGACTCCAGAGGCAGATCGCCGATGCGGAGCATGCCGGGAGCAGCCGTCTCGAGATCGATGACCTGTGCGCTGCCTCCTCCCTTGACCTGCTGGTAGAGGTTCCAGCCGAGCTGCCCTTCGCTCACGCCATCGAGAGTGCCGATGAGCCGGTCGGAGGTGCTTACCTTGGCACTGGATGAGAGGTTCGGTACTCCACTCCAGTAGGTGCCGTCTCCAGTGCCTCCGTCGAAGTAGGGGCTGTCTGACAGGCTGGTCTGGAGTGCAGTCATGTCTATGAAGGAGGACGTAGTCACGGTAGCGTTGACACGAGCGCTGGCAGAGAACCTCGTAGCTCCCTCAGGAACCCTGATAGTGTTGGAGATTCTCACCCACGTAGCAGGAACCGGGGGAACCACGACAGGGCCTCCTACGATACCATCTACCCAGGACCCTGCCCCGTTATGGAACCGGATCATAAGCTGGTACGCAGATACAGCCGAAGTGGTCCCCATACGAACCCAGCGAGAAACAGTGATTGTTGAGCCAGGGGTTACGGCAGGGCCATCTACCCAGTCGCCAGTAGTCCCCGGTGTGACGAGGTCAGCGTTTCCGTATGAGTCGAAGCCTCGTCCGCCGAAGGTTCCCGTCTCGACTGAGGTAAGCCGAGCGAGGGTCCCGAAGGGCATCGGGATGGTCTCGGCTCCTGAGGTGTGGAAGGTACGAGTCCAGCCCCAGCGAGTTCCGAAGGCACCAAGCGAGCCAGTCGAGAGCGCTCGGGGGTTCTCCTCCAGATTGTACTGGACAGGAAGGTGCTCCAGCACCTCCCAGCTATACGAGGTAACTCGATCCCCGTAGAGGACCTCCTGGGTCGTCCGGCTGCGAACCGGGATGAAGGGTACAGCCATGTCAGCTCGTCTCCGTTATCGTGAAGCTCAGCGTAGCTCGGGTGTCCTTGACGTAGCTCAGGCCTCCCACTGCCGAGCCGAACATTCGGCGACCGGAGGCGTCACGGTAGCAGGCCTCCCCAGGCAGGAGGAGAAGCTTCCGTAGCTCGTCCACCGTGCTGCCGAAGCCCTCGAAGACGTAGCTGCTCACGTTGAGCGCGACGCTGGTCTCAGTGCCATACAGGCCTACCGGCTTGGTCCGGCCTGCTGCCTGGATGGTTGCCGAGGCCACACCTAGCGACTCTTCAACGCTGAGGTTGCCACCGAAGACCCCGACGATGCTGTAGTCGGTGCCCTTGGACAGGAAGGCCCTCTTCAGCTCGGTTGTGACGAGGTCGATGGTGACAGGGGTCTGAGCACCGAGGGCTGTGGTCGAGATGATCGTGTAGGTGTTCGTGCCGTGGATGGTGGCAGTGGTGTCGAGCACAGCGAGGTCCGCACCGGTCGTGGCGGGGTAGTCGAGCAGCACGGTCTCCCGTACTCCATCGATGTCTCGGTAGACTGTGAGGGTTGCCGTAGCTGACTGCCCTGCTCCCGGTGCTGGCACCACGATGTTCACCTGACCGAAGCCGGTGTCTTCGAGGTACACCGTTGAGACCGTCGCAGGAGGGGCAGGCAGGTACGTGACGGTGAAGGCGTTCGTGACCCAGGCGGACCAGAGACCGTTGCTGTCCTGGACCTGTGCGCTGATCTTGTAGCTGCCTCCGTTGAGCACCGGAGTAGCCATCGGGACAGCCGTCCGGCTCGTGCTCTCCTTCTCCTCCAGCAGAACGTCAGCCGAGGTGAGCAGCCGGTACTTGGCCTTGACGAACGTGGCTGCCTCAGCCTGCGTGAAGCTGAGGGTGACCCGAACTACGCTGTCGTTGAGGACAGCAGCAGCAGCCGGGGTTGTGATGGTGGTGACCGGGATGCTCTTGAAGGTCACTGTGCGGAGGTCGGACCAGGGAGAGGCACCGAGGCCATCCGAGCCTCCGGAGGTCGCAGCTCCCCAAGTGCGGACACGAGTGGTCAGAGCCACGTTGCCAGCGTATGTGCTGGCAGGCACCGTAAAGACCTGAGCAGCCGATGCTACCTTGCCGGTCGTGGTCGGCCAGGTCGTGCCTCCATCAGTCGATCGCTGGAACTCGTATGCCGTCTGGAGAGTGGAGTCGACAGGGTTGTGGGTCCAGGCGAAGTCGAGCGGCTGAGCCTTGTCTGCCGTGGCAGGCATGGCAATCGTGTTCGGCTTGTTCGGAGCCACGAGGAGCTGGACAGCCTCGGAGATCACGTAGGGTGAGTACAGGGCTGTGCCAGATGCGGTCTTGGCTCGCACCTGATAGATGTGGACCTGCGACGCGTTCGGAGCCGAGTGCGTGTACGTGAGCACACCGGTCGCCAGTGTCGCCAGAGCAGCACCGTCCCACGTCGTGACTCCTCCAGAGACGGTACCGTGCCACACCTCGTGGACGTACTCGGAGTAGTTGACGTTCTCGGCGAAGCTCACCACGATGTTGAGCGAGGCGTTCTTGATCGCCGTCAGAGCGCTCGGTGCTGCCGGAGTGGTGTAGATCGGGGAGGTAGCAGCCGAGTAGGCTGTCGTTCCGGCCGCGTTCTTGGCTGCGACCTTGAAGGTGTACTTGTGGTTCGCAGCGGTCGTGATCGTGGTGCTGCCAGCAGCCGAGATGGTCGCGACAGTGACGTAGGCTCCACCGTCCGTGCTCATCTGTACGATGTTCTGTGTGGCCTTGCCGTTGGACGCTCCTGCGTTGGTCCAGGCGACCTTGGTCTGTGTGTCGGAGACCCGAGTTACCGTGACCGAGGCTGGCACGCTGGGCAGGACCGTGCGTGTCGGCAGAGCCAGGCTGACCGAGGAGGTAGTCGGGCCTCCTGCTCCAGCCGTGCCCGAGGCTGCCATCGCCACCGACGCAGAGACCGTCTTGGTGCCGTCTGCGTTGTGGTTGACTCGGAGGGTACCGGAGGCGATGGTCTTGTTCTGGAGGCCTCCTGCCAGCCAGGACCACGAGAAGGTGCTGTTCCAGACGACCACGCCATTGACGGTGATCGTGGCAGGAGTGCCACCCGACGAGCTGAAGTTGTACTCCGTCCGCTCGTTGAGAGCAGCGCTCCAGTCGACATCGGTGTAGTTGCCTGAGGCACTACCTCCGCCATCTGTGATGGTGATTACGAGTGATCCCGCGTCACCTGTGTTGGTAGCCTTGCTAACCAAGGGTCACACCTCCCTGACGTGCCTGGACGCGTACTGCGTCGACGATTGCTGAGGCCAGCATGTTCACTGACTCCTTGGACAGAGTGACCGGAGGCTGGCCCTGCGAGGTAGGCAGGCTGCTTGCGAAGGCATGAGCCAGCTTCTGAGTATCGATGGAGGCCTGGAAGTGAGCCGGGGACGCTGCCTGAGCCATCGCCCTCATCGGCACGAGTGGCTGACGCTGGAGGGAGGCCGAGCCGGTGAACGACGAGGCCACACGCAGCTTGGAAGCCTCCTTGAGCATCCGGTCGTTGAGTGCCGTGATGGGCTTGATGGCCAGGGCCTCGTTCTGCTTGATGCCGAGGCCGAGGCCTGCCGGAACCATGCTGCCGACCTCGTCGCGGAACCTCCGAGAGGGCGACTTGATGCCGAGGGAGGCCTTGACTGCCTTGACGAGGGCATCGCCCATCTTCTTAGCAGCAGCGTCGAGTGCCTTGGACTGCGACTCCAGGCCCTTGACCAGGCCCTCTGCTGCCTGGATGCCTGCCTTGTACATGTCGTCGCCGACAGCCGTGCCGAGCTTGAGGCCCTGGCTGCTCAGCTCCTTCTGGAGGTCTGCGATCTCCTGGACGGCACCAGGGCCACCCTTGAGGAGTGCGTCCGCAGCGGTGCTCTTGCCGGTGCTGAGGAACGAGTCGAGGAGCTGGTCCCGAGTGGTGCTGTCCAGGCCCATGCCTTCGAGCGCTGCCAGCTTCTCCCGGAACGCTGCCACGGCTGCGATGCGGTCGGCCAGCTCCTTCTTCATTGACTCGGCCGACTTGTTGTCGCCGAGGTTGACGTCCATGGCCCTGCCCTGGATGTCCTGGATGAGTTCGGAGCGGTCCTCTCGGAGGTCGGCGAGGGCCTTCTGAGCGTCCTTGAGCTTGGTGGCCAGCTTGCCACGAGCCTCGATGGCCTTGGCGATCGCAGCGGTGTCCTTGTTGATCCGGGCGATCATTGCGTTGCCCTTGGCTGCACTGATGTCGCCAGCAGCCATCGCCTTGCGGATCTTCTCGTTGAGGTCCTTGGCTGCCTTGGTGACCTGAGAGGCACTACCCTTCAGGCCCACTGCGAAGCCCTGGCCGACGAAGCCACCGATCTCAGCCATGAGCTTGGAAGGCGAGTGGATGCCGAAGAAGTCCTTGATGCCGTCGACCACGTTGCCGAAGAAGCCGCCGATCTGCCCCATGAGCCAGCCGTATGCGTCGCTGATACCCTGCCAGAGGCCCTGGATGAGGTTGAGGCCTGCTGCTGCCAGCTTGGGCACGGCACCGACGATGGCTCCTACGATGCCGCCGATGATCTGCGGGATGGCTCCCACCACAGTCGCGATGATCTGAGGAAGGTTCTGGATGAGGGCGATGAACAGCCGGATGCCAGCCTGCACAAGCTGAGGGATGGCACCGATGACGGCACCGAGCACAGCGCTGATGATGGTCGGGATAGCGCTCACGATGCCACTGATGATGGCAGGGAGGTTATCCACGAGGGCGATGAGGAGCTGGATGCCAGCGTCGATGAGGAGCGGGATGGCTCCCAGTACAGCGCTGATGACCGAGTCGATGATCTGAGGCAGGGCTGCCACGATGGTCGTAATGATCTCGGGGAGGGCTGAGATGAGGCTGACGAACAGGCTCAGGCCAGTCTCGATGATCATCGGGATGGCACTCGTGAAGAAGCTCACAAGCTGCTCGATGAGTGCCGGGAGCTGAGCGATGATGAGGGGCATCGCCTGCATGATGCCCTGCCCGAGGCCTGTGAGAAGCTGGAGGCCAGCCTCGATGAGCATGGGAGCGGCTGCGATGAGCGCTCCGACCATGCCGATGACTCCGGAGACGATAACCGGGATGAGTGTCGGGAGGGCTGCTGCCAGGCCCGAGGCGAGAGCACCGATGGCCTGCACTCCTGCTCCGATGAGCTGAGGAGCCAGTGTAGCCAGGGTAGTCACAAGCTGTACGATGCCCGGAACGATGGCTCCGATGAGGCCAGGGAGGGCCGAGGTGACTCCCTCGACCAGCCCACCGATCATGGCCACACCAGCACCGAGGAGGGCCGGAATGGCGGAGGAGATGGCTCCCACGAGTCCGGTCATCATCTCACCGAGCTTGGGACCGAGCGTCGTGAGGTTCGTACCGATGTTCTCGATGATGGGAGTTACGTTGGTGATGACCTGCTCGAAGGAGTCGATTACGTTGCCAGCGAGGCCAGCCACGTCGGCGTCGGCCGAGCCGAGACCGGTGAGGAGGTTCGAGAACGCTCCCTTGAGTGTGGCCACCGAGCCGGTGATCGTGCTCGCTGCCTCCTTGGCAGTCGTGCCGGTGACACCGAGCTTGTCCTGGACCGCTCCGATGGAGGCGATGATCTTGTCGTAGCCTACCGAGTTGATGTTCTCAGCCGTGGCTACGAAGCCGTCCTCCATGAGGCCAGCGTCGTTGACGAGCCGTGCCATCTCGGAGGCTGTGCCACCGTACCCCAGCTTGAGGTTATCGAGCATCGTGTAGTTCTGCTTGGCGAACCCCTGGTAGGCGTTCTGGATCATGCCGATGCTCGTGCCGAACTTGTTGGCGTTGTCCGACATGTCCGTCATCGCCCTGTTGGCGATGTCTGCTGCCTTGTCGGTGTCGCCGCCGACACTCTGGAGGAGGCTCGACGAGAAGCTCGTCACCTGGCTCATGTACTCGTTGGCACTGAGGCCAGCGGTCTTGTACGCTTCCGCAGCGTACTGCTCCATCTTACCGGCGGACCCCTTGAAGAGGGTCTCGATGCCGCCGATGTTCTGCTCGTACTGTGCGTACTGATTCAGTACTCCTGCTGCCAGCGCTCCTCCTGCTGCGACAGCAGCCGTGGAGAAGCCGACCAGTGCCTTACCGGCACCAGCCAGCCCTCCACTGACCATTGTACCGAGCTTGGAGTCAGCCTTGCCAGCACCGTCGCCGATGCCTGCCAGGCCCTTCTGGACCTGATCAGCACCGTCGAGTGAGACCTTGATCTTCACGTCGTTGTCGGCCATGCTGCCCTCCTTCTACTTCTCGGGTTGTGGTAGTGCCTCACCCTGACCCTGTGCGAGCCAGAAGACCCCCATCCGAGGGTCCGGACCGTGTCCGGAGGAGTGCTGATCGATGTAGGCCTTGTTCTCCTTGTTCCACATCTCCTGGCCCTCAGCGATGGCTTGCTGAGCTGGGCAGTCGACTGTCCAAGCAGTGTAGTCCTCGATCTTCTCTTCTCTACCGAGTCTTGAGTTGTGCAAGTGCTGTGCCAGAGGCCTTCCGCAGCCGGGGCACTTGGCGTCCTTGAGGTGCTGCCACTGAGCCAAGACCTCTAGGTCTAGCTCGGTCCAAGTGTCCGGGCTTCCCCCGTCAAGGAGGCGAACCGGAGGTCGCCCGGACACTAGAGCCATGTCGAGCAGGAGTGCTAGACGAGGCCCGACTTCGTAGGGCGGATGGTGACATCTCCCCCACTGTTCTGCCAGGTCATGAAGGCCTGCACGACCGAATGCAGGATCCCTCCCGGCAGAATGCTGACAGCTCCACCGTGCGAGCTGACGGACAGAGGATTGGTGGTCAGCGGCTCGGGAGCCTCCCAGACCTCTCCAGGGTTCTGCTCGTCCCAGTCATCCGGCTGTACCGGGTCCTGGCCGAACACTCCCTTGAAGGTCTTCGGAAGCACCCTCTCGTACTGATCGATCGGCGTCATGTTGCTCGCCTTGACCAGCGAGGCCCACTCGTTGAGGTCCAGCTTCTCGAACTGGATCCAGACGGCAGGAGCCTCCGGCTTCGTATCGGCCACACGCTGCTTGAGTGCGTCGATGTTGTCGCCGAGGAACTGCTGTCCGCCTGCGAGGGTCTGCATGGCCTGAGCCTGCTGAAGCTCCTTCTTGGCGTCCTCGTGCTCCTGAGAGAACGAGCCTCCAAGCTCGACTTCCAGCGTGAGAAGCTCCTTGCGTCGCTGCTCGACTGCTGCCATGAGTTCTTCGTAGCTGCTGAATACCATTTCTCTGTCTCCTTGTGAGTTGGGTGACGGGTCAGGTCACGATTGCGACAGCCTGCGTCGAGCGACGCAGTACCGTGATGTGGGCAGTGATTCCGATGAAGGAGTTGTTGGCCTCCAGCGGGTCGATGGAGGTGATGATGACCTCCCAGACCCAGATGAACTGACCGACGACCGGTGCCGTGGCAACCGGCATGCCGTCTCGACGCCAGATGTACAGCTTCTGGCCCACCTTGAGCGAGGTGATGAGGGTCGTGTCGGCCTGGCCAGTGCCCTTGATGACGAGGTCGTCCATCTCGTGCGTCGTGCTGCCAGGCAGGGTCTCCGACGCGGGGTCGCAGAGCCAGTCGACGGTCTCGCTGTCCGAGCTGCTCGTGGCGTTGAACGTCTGGATGGCGCACTCCAGCGTCGTACCAGTCGCGCTCAGCTCGGTTGCCAGCTTGGGAGCGTTGATGTCCGCAATCGCCGGGGCAAGCCCGACGACGACGTTGCCGCGACTGATCTGAGTCGCGGGCTTCCATGCGGTGATCGGCATGTTTGCGTGTCCTTTCTTACTTGCCCGAGCGCGACGCGGTGTCGGCCTCGGGGGTCGGGGTTTCCTCGGTGTTGAGGTTCTCGTACAGCTCGACGACCTCGGCCTCGGCCTTCTCGTCGGCTTCGTACTGCTTGAGGGTCTTGACCGGATAGCTCAGGACGCTCTCTCCCGGCAGGAGGTCACGAACCTTGCGCTCGGTCTTGGGGTCGAAGTTCCGGTCGTGAGACGCGTACCGGAGGCCGGACTCCTTACCTTCCACGACGATGCCGTGGCTGCTGGGCTTGATCTGGGACATGCTAGATACCTCCTTGATTGAGCTGGACGGTCACTTGGGATTCATAGTGGCCTTCGACCTGAGCACCGGAGTAGCCCATGGACGTTGACAGTGTGGTGCCAGACACTCGTGCTCCTTGGAGAGCACGCATGACTGCGAGGGCCAGATTGTAGGAGGCCTCGACGCTAGCAGCACAGCAGTAGATGGTGGTCTGGTGGTCCCAGTCGATGACCTCCCCGGTGAGGGCGATGACGTCGCCTCCCACGAAGAGGGGTCGGTGCACCGAGTACGGGGGAATGGCTCCTGTGGGAGCGTAGCCAGTGTGGATGGTGAGGCCAGCAGCCTCGACCAGAGTGTTGATGTCGCTGAGGGTACTCATATGCCGAGGTCCCCCGTTCCCAGAATCTCAGCAGCGAGAGGAGCCAGCTTCCGAGCAGCGGTGATGTGGAAGGGCCGAGCAGGCATCCGGCTCGTGCCGAGGGCCACATAGGGAGCGTAATGGACCGTCGGGCCTACGAGGTACGTCGTGGAGTTGGACCGCTCTGCTACCGTCGAGTTGAGCATCGTGCCAGTGTCGACCGCGTGGAAGCTCTGGATCTCACCCTTGACGAGGCCGACTGCTACCTGTGCGAGAGTGTTCAGCTTCTGCTCGGAGACCGGTGCTACCTTGCCAGCAGCGTCCGCGTAGCGCTTGGCAAGCTGCCCCATCGTGACGCTCATGCGAGGCCTCCCTTGCCTTCCTGGTTGATTACCTCGAAGTCGGTGCCGGTAGCCTTCCGGAGCATCGCAGCACCGTTCTTGCTCACCTTGTCGACGAGGATGGTCTTGCCCACGAGGGAGAAGTCTGTGCGAGTATTGAGCACCTTGACAGCCTGGCCAGCCTCCAGCGGAGTGCTGAGGCCCACCTTGATAGCGAACGTCTGTGTGGCCCTGCTCTCGACAGCGTTCTCGAGAGTCACAGCCTGGACGAGGCCTGCGACCGGAGGGCCGACAGGAGTGAGCGGCCGAGTGACGTTGATGCCGACCGTGATGGGGTCTCCCACGTCGTAGATCTGGACGGAGTCGAGGAGTATGTTGGCCTCCAGCAGCCGAGCTGCTTCAGCCAAGATCGGTGTCGACATTGACATCGTTCCACCTCCCACTCATGTCCACCCGAGCCACGTGAGGGCCATCGGGGATCAAAACCTTCGTCAGGGGACCCGTTGAGGTCGCCTGGAGGATCGGAGACATGCTCCGGTAGTACGCACCTACCCCAGACCAGTCTGGAGCGTCCACGGCGACCGAGGTACCCTCGGAGGACGACTGCCGAACTACCGGCTGAGCCTGCAGGAAGCCGAGGAGGTTCGTTGCTGCGAAGTAAATGTCGTACGTGGTCTGGTAGCCAGCCTGTCCGGGCCACACTCCGAGGGAGTCAGGAATCTGTGAGCCGGTGAGGGCTGTCTGCTTCATCGAGTCCGTGATGGAGGAGGCACCAGGCAACGGTGCCAGGAGTGCCGTCAGGTCATCCAGTGCAGTCATCTCATCCTCCTTGGAGTGAGTGGAGGGGCAGGCAGACCCGCTACCTGCCCCTCCGCTTCAGTGTTGTTGCTCAGCCCCGAAGAGCCGTGACGAGCGAGTTCACGTCCGTCTTGAGTTCGTTGACCAGTGTCACGACTGCGTCGAACTCGGCCTTGGTCGGGGTTGCTCCTGCTGCTGCCGTGGCATTCGCCGCTGCGACAGCCTGAGTGGTGGTCCGGAACGTCTTGAGGTTCCGCTTGTTGCGACCAGCGAGACGAGCCATGCTACACCTCCTCGGTCTTGGTCGGCTTGGCATTGATCGACTTCTCGACCGCTGCTGCTGCCTTCAGGAACTCCTCGTTGCCGAGGGTCGGTGCCTTGCCGAGCCGCTTGTCCTTGGCTCGCTGAGCTGCCTTGGCGTCCGCAGCCATCGTGACGGCTGCTTCCTCCTTGGCTGCTGCCCGGATCCGCTGGTAGCGGGCGGACTCGGACTCGTAGGCCTCCTGCTCGGGAGCCTCGGCCTCCTGGACCTCGACCTCCTCGGTCGTGACCTCAGGCTCTTCAGCCTTCTGCTTGGCGGTCATGGCCTAACCTCCTAGGAGCCGACCGGGACGTTGTCGCCGGGGGTCGGGTCGGTGGGCGCGATGATGGCGAAGGGGTAGTCCGTGATGGCACCACCGATGCGAGCGGTCGAGTAGGCCGTCGCGAACGCCACACGGAACTTGAATCGCAGCGCGACCATGTCCTTCTCAGCGAGGTTGATGCCGCCGACCGTGGCCTCGGTGAGGAGCTTGACCTGGACGTCCTCACGGATGCCGATGACGACCTTGGAGGCGTCTCCGACGAGTGCCGTGGCGACAGCCGGGTTCCAGCCGCCATTGCTGACGTACTGGAGGCTCTGACCGTAGATCTCCGGAGTGGAGCCGTCGCGGCGGATGCCATCGAGGTAGATGGGCTGACCGTCGGCGTCGCGGAGGCCTCGCAGCTTGCGACGCAGGAAGCGACCGGTGAAGGCCGAGTTCACGTCGAAGCCGTCGTCCTCGACCAGGCCGAAGGCCTCGTTGAAGTCGTCAGCGAGGTCGAGCGAAGCCGTGCCGTCGGGGAGCTTGCCTTCGACGATGTAGTTCTTCGCCGCGATCGCGCCAGGCACGAGAGCAGGGTCGAGCCACGTCGCAGGCTTGTTCGTGCCGAAGAACACGGCTGCATCGAGGATGCGACCGAACTCCTGAGCCACGAGCGGCCGGATCTCTCCCCAGATGTCGAAGTTGGAGTCGGCGATGGTGTTCTCGTGCACCGGCACGATCACCGCCATCTCCTCCGCGATGAGGTCCTTGTTGGCCCACGTTGCCTTCGAGGTCGGCTTGATGCCAGTGGCGTCGCCCGAGGCGTCGTCCGTGACCCAGCCAGCCGTCGGGATGGCCGACAGGACCGGCATGCGAGCCGTGCCAGCGCTCATCCGGATGGTCCGGAACGCAGCCAGAGCAGCGCTCGAAGCCGTGTCGGGCTTCACGATCTCGTTGAGGTCCTGACGAGCCAGGAGGGCCAGCGCATCGGCCCGGGTGATGTCAGCCATTTGACTGACTCCTTTCTGGCCCGGAGGCCCTTGTTGGTACTACTCCTACTTCGAGCCGCGAAGCGCTGCTCGGATGAGGTCGTTGGGATTTGCCTTGGACTTCCCCGGCTCAGCGGCTGCCGAGCTGAGGGCCTGCGATGTGGCTGAGGGGTTCGCTCGGTTCCAGGCCTTGACCAGGTCCGTCACGTCCTCATCCGACTCGAAGAGCTGCTTGGTGAAGGTGCGACTGTCGAGTGCTCGGGAGAGGGGTCCACCGACTGCCTGGAGGAACGACTCCAGCCGGTCGTACCGGGTCTGGAGGGTCTCAAGGGCCTCCGTTGTGGGCCGAGCCTGAAGCTCCTGCTCCAGCTTGGACACGTTCGCTGCCTTGGCACGGACCTCTGCGAGTTCCGCACGGACGGCTGTGAGCTTGTCCTTGTCGGCCTTGAGCTGCTTCACTACCGGGTGATCATCCGGGAGCTTGGCGTCCTTGGAGACGGTGTCGGTGCTGGGCTGCTGCTGCTCTCCGTTGCCCGACGTGTCGTCGGTGGGAGCCTGCTGCTGCTCGTCCTGCTGCTCCTGACCCGAGGTGTCCTCGGTGGAGCCATTATCCTGATCTTCAGTAGCCATGTCGGCTATCCTTCCCATAATTGTTGCCCATGGAGCGAGCGAACGCAAGCCCCTGATACTCCCTGGCGAGTCGCCTAGCAGCGCTAGAGCTGGCCACACCTAGTAGGGAGCCTTCCTCCTTGGAAGACTGTGTACGCTGGCCTCGGCTCAGCGGTCGGAGACAGGAGTCATGGCCTTGAGCCGCTCCTGCTCGTTGAAGTAGACCTCCCGGTGCAGCTTGCCGGTAGCCTTGGAGACCAGATTCACCTGGTCGTCCGGCTCGGGCTGAGCTAGCAGCACGTTGTAGTCCTTGTCGTCCTCGAATCCGGACGTGAGGGTCTCGCCGAGCTGCTGCTCGACGACCTCTCGTGCCTGTCCGAAGGTATTCATAACAGCCATTGTTGCTCATCTCCTTGATTGTGGCAAGCATCACTTGGTCTCCTTGCCGTTTACTTCGAGCCAGCCTCGGGTGACTCCTGCATCGGTCGGCAGGAGGTCGTCTACGCGCATGAACCGTACCGAGCCTCCGGTACCGGCGAATCGCTCGAAGTCGAGGTCTGCGAGGTAGCTCGTGGTGAGGCCATCGGTGCCTGAGTAAGCGCTGAAGACCTGGCCCTCGTGGAAGACGATCCGGCCGTTACGCTTCTCAGCGTTCCAGATGTGAGCACCACCACCCTTCCAAGGGCCTACCACGAAGAAGCGTGCTCCCTCGGGATGCTTCTCCATCTCCTTCATCAGGACTGCCTCGCTGCGAGTCTTGCGAAGGCTCCTCGTCTTGCCGGTAGCGGGGTCGATCCAGTTAGCCTGGATGGCGACATCTGACTTGTTGGCACCGTCTCCAGCCTTGGCAGCCGTGACGTTGTGACCCCTCATGCGCATCTCAGTAGCGTAGGCCACACGAGTACAGTTGATCTGGTAGTCACGCTCCAGCGTGCCAGCGAGGTTCGAGTTGACCTTGCCGGTGTTCGGGTCGAACCAGCCTCGGCCCTTGGGGTTCGCCTTGCCAGCAGCGTAGGCAGTGTCGAGCGAGGAGGGGATAGGCATGGTCGGGAGCTTGTCGACCTTGGGATGCTTGCCCACACGAGCCATCCGCTTGGCAGAGTCCTCGGCCTCCTTGAGCACCTTCATCCGAGCGAAGATGAGGTTCAGCTCAGCCCTCATGGCCTGGTATGTAAGGTCGGAGTCGAGGTAGTCCCGACCGTGAGCTATGGCCTTCTCTCGATAGTAGTCGACGCTGGCCTGCTGCTTCTCCTGCATCAGAGTGTTGAGCGAGGCGTAGTCCGAGTACTGGGCTTCCAGCTCCTCAGCCGTGAGGGTAGCAGGCTTGATGGGCTTGGTGCTCTTGTTCCAGTCGGAGTCGTGGAAGATGCTCCCATCCTGGTCGACGCTGCCTCGGTACTTGACCTGGCTCTTGAGCGTCGGGATAGGGGTACAGCGACCGTTAGGGTGATCCCTGAGGTCCGGCGAGGCCATCACTAGGCCATCACGCTCCCGGCACCACTCACACGTCCTAGGACCATCCTCGCTGCCCCAGAGCATCACCAGGGAGTCAAGGCCCTCGATGGAGTTCCAAGCGTTCTTCCAGTAGGCCGAGACCGTCTCGGTGCGAGCGTAGCGCTCCAGCTTCCGGTACGACTTGTCCATACCTGCCCTGACCATCGCCCGAGCTGCCTCCTTGGCACTGAGGCCCGAGGCTATGGACGCTGCGACTGCTGCCTGCTTCATCTCGTCGTAGATGTAGCCGATCCGAGGCGACAGCTCCAGCAGCTTGGGAGTTGGGAAGTCCCCGAGTGCTCCGAGGCTGGCGACCTGGCCTCCCATGCGCTCGATCACGTCGTTGGCCCTCATGGCGAAGACGTTGACGTAGCCTGCCACGTCGGTCTGCGAATCCAGACGTGCAAGCCAGCGGAGGTACAAGCTTCGCAGCTCCCTCTCCAGCTTGCCAGTCGGGATCGTAGGCATGGGTCAGCGCTCAGGCCTTGGCACGCTGGCCAGGGTCAGTAGCGTAGGCCTGCACCTGACCGGGAGTTGCCGGGAGGCCAGGCTGACCCATAGCGGTCATGTCGACAGGGCCAGGAGCGGAGGGCAGTCCGCCTTCCTCCTCGTAGTCGTCGAGGTCGACACCGGGGGTGACCACCGAGGCGATGTACTCCAGAGGGTAGCCCATCTGGCTCAGGCTGATGCCGTGAGCGTCCAGCGACTCCTGGAGAAGGTCGTCTTCAGTGTTCCAGAACTCGTACTCCGGCTCACCGTCCTCGTTCTCTCCGGTCTTCTCAACCCCGAGCAGGGCTGCAAGCTCTTCGAGCACCGGCTCAAGGTCCTCGCGGATCCGGGCGACCTTGTTGTTGAAGCGCTTGGAGAGCACCTTCAAGGCCACACCAGTAGGAGGCGTGCCCGAGCCAGGCTTGAAGTAGAACTGAGGGATGCCGGTGCTCTGGCTCACCTTGTCTACGATGCTGTCGTGGTAGGCGATCATGTCCTGGATGGTGGGAGGGTCGAGCTGGCCGAAGGGTCCCTCGCTGCTCGTGGTGAAGATGCGACCGGAGGCTCCATCACCCTTGTGCTCCTTCATGGCCTCGGACTCGGGCTGAGCAGCAGCAGGCATGTACGGATTGCTCACCGGAAGCTCGACGTTGAGCAGGTACCAGAAGGGCCGAGCGTACATCTCAGCGACCACGGTCTGATCGATGATGGAGTGGTTCACTCGGTCCTGGAGAGCAGCCAGCGAGCCACCGAAGCCCTTGTCGTCCAGGGCGAAGCGGAACAGCGAGTTGCCGGGGGTCTCCTCGACGAACTGATAGCCCTCCTTGGTCGCAGCCGTGAGGTCGGTGGGCACGTCCTTGGAGTACAGCCGAGTCCGGCCGTCCGAGGAGGCGAACGTCACGAAGTCCTGCATCAGCTCAAGGTTCCGAGTGAAGATGGCTGCCACGGTGTACCGACCGTCGCTGACCATCTCGTAGTGCTCGGGGAAGTGGGGAGTGCCAGCGGAGTCCACCACCACAGGGCACTCCCCACGTGAGAGCAGAGGCACCAGCACATTGCTGAAGCCCCTGAGCTGTTCGGGCTGAGGCACGAGGTTCTCAGCGTAGAGGTCGATGACGCTCTTGTAGATGTTCTCCGATGTCTGCATGTTCTTCAGCTCGGGGAAGGCCTCGGCAACGTAGTCCTCCCAGGCCTTGCCATGCAGCGTGTACGACATCTTGCCGTTGTAGTACGTGCCGTAGGTCTGGCTGTCGCGGCCGAGGAGGTACGTCTCGATCGGCAGGAGGGCCGAGCTGTTGGACTGCTCGACTGCTGTGAGTGGTGTGGCCATGCTGCTAGCTCCCCATCTTGAAGAAGTCCTGGCGACCCTGGTTGAGGGCCTGAGTCATTGCGTCTACGTCGTCATCGTGCTTGCCGAAGGGGAAGTCCCGGAACTCCTGGAACATTGCCACTCCGGTAGCTCCCTCGGCGTCCTGAGCCTCCAGCACGGTATCGAGGATGGCGACCTGACCGTTGTCCACGAGCGGCTGGATGGCCAGCGCTCGCACCTCCTTGGACCCCTCCGGAGAGACAGGCTTGATGAGCGCTGCTCTCTTCCGCAGAGTGTTGAGCAGGGCAGTACCGTTAGCTGCCTTCTCGACGTACACTCGGCTCGTCTGAGGCCAGCGAGCAGCCATCATCTGGACCTGAGTGATGGTCTCGGTGAAGGAGTACCTGCCGTGTACCCTGTCGAGCAGGACCCAGCGAGTGCCACCGAAGCAGGCCCACACGTGTCCGGCCACATAGTCTCCAGCGCTGCTCTTCTTGCGTCCGTTCTGGATATCGCCGAAGGTGAGGTCCCAGCTTTGGATGACGAGCGCTCGGTCCAGCGTGAGCAGGCACTTGGTCCGCTCGTCCATGTACACGAGCTGCTGCCACGGCACCACATCAATCTTGTCAACGTTGATGTAGCTCCCTCCGGTGACCTTGGGGTCACCCTGGTAGAGTGCCTGCCAGACGTAAGTGCCCACAGCCTTCTTGATGAGCAGCCAGGACACCTCCGACCGGTTCTGCACCGAAGGGAGCCAGTCCCCGACGTGGCGACCGAGGATGTCCCCCTCCTCCGTCGCTTGAGCGGGAACGTTCACGTAGCGAGCACCGAGCACGTCGGGCTTGCACACGTGAGCAATGAGATCATCCTTGTGCCACCGAGTAGCGATGACGATGATCTGGCTTAGGGAGGCCATGCGAGTAAGCACGACCGAGGAGAACCACTCGACGGTAGAGGTACGGATCAGCTCGGACTGAGCCTCAGCCATGTCCTTGATCGGGTCGTCGATGACGGTGAGGTCGGAGCGGAATCCAGTCATTGCCGAGCCTCGGCCTGCTGCTAGAAGTCCGCCTCCCTCCTTGGTCTCCCACCGCTGCTTGGTCTTGGTTCCAGCACGCAGAGGGGTCCACTCAGAGACCAGGTCCCGGATCTTCTCGCTGACCGAGTTGGCTCGATCCTGCGAGTACGTGGCGTACACGACCTTGAGATACGGGTCCCTGATCAGCGTCCAGGCGATGTAGTGGACGATCCAAGTTGTCTTGCCCTCCTGTGGAGGCGTGGAGTAGGCCACACAGCCGAGCGAGGTGTTCAGGACCTCAGGGTCGATGCTGTCGGTCAGGACCTCGGTGAGAGCACTCGTACGGATGCCGCTGGCCTTGCAGAACAGCGCGAAGTCCTCCGACACCTCCTCGTAGGTGTACTCGTCTGCGTCGAGAGTGTCAAGAAGCACGCTTGCTCACCTCAGCAGCAACCTCGTCAACGCTGATACCGGGGAAGGCCTTGAGCAGGCGAGCTGCCTCACGAGCCGTCTGCATCCGGATACGTCGGGTGTCGACCTCCTCCGAGCCACCAGTGACTTCGTGGAGGAGCCTCATGATGGCCAGCAGCTCAGCTTCGGCCTTGTGAAGCTCCTGGACCCAGACGGAGGTGCTGGCCCTCTTGGTCTGGGTCTGCTGAGTGCCGGACTTACTCTGGACGGTGCCTTCGATGTCGTACTCGGTGAGGACCTCATTGTCCACGAGTCGACCGATGTGCCTCTGCACAGGATCAGAGCTGATCTTGATCCGGAGGGCGATGATGTCTGTGAGCTTGTTCCGAGCGAGCTTGGTCAGCTCCTCCTCGATGGAGATGCTGCCAGCGTCCGGGCTAATGCCCCATAGCTGAGAGGCCTGCTGGCTGACGCTGGCCCTCTTTCCCGCTCGGACGCTGGCAGCAGTGCCTCCACCATGACTCTTGCACACCGTCAAGCCTGGAACGGCTGAGCGACGGCACGGCTGACCCGCTGTCGTCAGAGCACGGCAGACGCGGCTGGACCCTTGGTCCTGGCTGTGAGCGCGCTGCTGGGGAGGCATAGGCCAAGTATAGGGCCTACCCCTCCCCGAGCGCAAGCGCGACTCCTGGCGTCTGCAGGCCCTCTAGCGTAGCTAAGCCAGGCCTCAGGCCACACTCAGCCGAGGTCCGCAGCTCCATCCTCCTGGGCACGGCTGTACCCTGCCAGGATGGCGGTCTCCACGAGCTTCTGGACGTCAGCCCAGTCGCAGAAGCCGAGCGAGAGCTGGTTCGGAGTGTTCTCGATGATGCTCAGGGCCAAGGCCTTGACCTCGTCCCCAGCGTCGGGGATGCCGAGGTCGGCGAGCACCGAGTCCAGCCGCTCAGGCTGGTGAACCCCACGAGCCATCTCACTCCGCATGATGGCCTGAGCCGGTGTCACCGAGTAGTCCATCCGCTTGAGGGCCTTGACCTTGCGCTTGTGCTTCCTCGACACCGGTCGCTCCTCTGCGAGGTCGTCGTCAGGCTGGTCGTACATCGCCGTCTCCTGCTCCTGCGACATCAGGCGTGCCAGTAGTGGTTCGGCGACACCGAGTAGTAGACCACGTTCGCCCAGAGCACCACGACCCCGAGGATCAGGTGCAGAGTGAGCGAGTGCCCCTTCTGCTGACGGACGTACTGTGCTCGGTCCGCCGACTGCTTGACCGGCTTGTGCTCGAACTGCCGAGCCGGATTGGCGTGATGCTGCGAGGCAGGCACCGGAGTGGGAAGCTGGATGGGGACTGGAGGCTGTTCCGGGTGGAACGTGGCCTCCGACTTGTCGTTCGACATGAGGTGGACTCCTTGTGTGATGCGAATGTTTGGAGTGGGCCTGCTAGCTGCTCATCCCGGCTCCTCTGTCGATCTCCCCTAAGGGCCTACAGTCGAGGTTACCGGAGCCACTCGGCTCCCGAAGGTTACCGAGCCAGCAGGCCCACAACCCAAGCATGCCCCATCTCAGCCTCCTCCGCAAGCCCTGACCGGAGATCGTGTACTACCCAGACTGCGAGCCGGACTGCGATGGCGTGCGTCCCAGGGCCGAAGGCCCGAGGGGGACGTGCGTCACTCCCGAGCAGCAGGCATTCAAGAGCAGTCGTACCGATGTCCTCAGCTCCTGCCCTCCCTTAGCACCTTCGGTGCCGGTCGGGTAGTAAGAGTGTGATTATACTATAGTAGCGCGCACGCGTGATTATAGGTTATCTTTAAGGGCCTCCCAGAATCGCACTTGCGCTGGCTGGCAGCACGAGGCAAGCTAGGCCCACAACCCCATCGCCTGAGGAGGCACCATGACCCCTGTACCGACCACTCCCGAGCAGCGCATCCAGGAGGCCTTCGAGCGATGCAACGAGGAGATCAAGCGCTTCCAGCAGCGAGTGGCAGAGGCAGTCCGGGAGTTCGAGAGGGTCTACGCTGAGACGGTAGTCAAGGCCACACTCAGCAACTCCTGGACCACGACGCAGACGCACACCGAGTGCGTGGACTGCGAGGCAGCAGTCGAGATGGCCATCCAGCATGCGACGAACCTCCGGATCCTCTCAGCCAAGTGGACCATCGCCACACCGTACTCGGAGATGCCGAGCCTGGCAGTCGAGCACGTCGGCACGGCAGACCGCTCGTGAACACCGACCGGCGGAAGGCCTGTGAGGTCACCATCGCACTCCTCGTGGAGTGCCACCACATCGGCCTCATCAGCGACGAGTCCCACCTTGCCATCACGGACACTCTGAAGCACCTCCAGCAGCAGGAGTTCTGGCAGCTCCGGAACCAGGAGAAGCACGAGGGCAAGAACGCCTCAACCGACACTCAGCTTGCCATCTGTCGAGTAGCTCTCCCGGCACTGGACGCGGCGATTGTGGCCTGGAATGCCGACGACTTCGAGGAGGTCATCCGACAGCTCACCCTAGCAGCGAGTACGAACGGCAAGGCTCCCGAGAAAACTTCCAGGAAGGGTTTGCGCTCAACTCGGAAGTAAGCAACAATCAATCTTGTGAGCAGCTCAGCTCACTTCAACCCCGACAGGAGTCCACCGTGTCAGACAAGATCCAGGAGCGCATCGCCCTCCTCCTCAACAAGGCCGAGAGCACGACCGCACACGAGGCAGAGGCCCTCCGCGAAGCCGCTGAGAAGCTCATGCAGAAGTACCTCATCGACCAGTCGGTCATCGACGAGCGTCGGGCCAAGCAGGGCAAGGCCTCCGAGAAGATCGTCGAGGAGCGGCTGGACTTCACCGGTGCGTACCGTGGCGAGATGCTCCACCTCTGCTCGAACGTCGTGCGAGGCCTCGGTACCCTCCGGGCCATGCAGTACACCGGAGGCAAGGGCAAGGTCTTCTCCTTCTACCTGGTCGGCTTCGAGTCTGATGTGGCTCAGGCCAAGCTCCTCATCAACTCGCTCCAGGTCCAGGCCGCTGTCGCGGTCCGGGCATGGTGGAAGGACGGCAACCAGTCGTACTACGCTGGTGAGTCGACCTACAACCAGGAGAAGGCACGCAGGAGCTTCGTCCACGGCTTCGGCTCGGGTGTCGGTGTGCGCATGGTTCAGAACCGTCGCACCATCGTCCAGGAGGAGACCTCGACCGGTACTGAGCTGGTGCTGGTGGCTCGCAAGGACCGGGTCGACTCCTACATGGACGCCAAGACCGGTCTGCGTCGCGGTCGCGCTCGCTCGGCGACCGCTGGAGGGTCCGCTGCTGTGGACGGATACGAGGCTGGCAAGCAGGCCAACACTGGCGAAAAGGGCCTCGGCAACACCAAGTCCATCGGCCGCTGAGCTAGTCGAGGGAGGCCTTCGGGCCTCCCTCCCACAATCTAAGGAGAAGTATCATGGCACGTATCTACACCAAGAAGACCAGCCGAGTCGCACACGTGTGCGGACGAGGAGGTCATGAGATCCCCAAGGGTGATGGCTACTACACTGCTGCTCCCGGCTTCCGAGGTCGGGAGATCTACCGGTGCTTCCAGCATCCCTTCCGGCCCTCCGAGCTGACCACGTCGCTCACGTCGCAGCCCCTGGCAGCACAGGAGGCCTTGGAAGAAGCCCTGGCCACACTGGAGCAGGGCGACTGGGACGGTCTCCGTAGCTCGCTGGAGGAGTTCGCCTCAGAGGTCCGCGACTACGCTGACCAGCGTGAGCAGGCCCTTGACGCATGGGAGAACGGCAACTCCATGCTGGAGGAGCTGAACGACACCGCACAGAACGCTGCGGACGAGGCTGAACAGCTTGCCGACAACGTCCAGGAGTTCGAGGAGGAAGAGCCTGACCGCGACGCCGAGTGGGACTCAGACGAGGCCTACGAGGAGGCTCTGGAAGCCTGGCAGCAGGAGGCCGAAGAGGCCTGGGAGGCAGCAGTCAACGAGGCCCTCGACAACGCACAGTCCTTGGAATTCTAGGGATTGCGCTCAACCTAGAAGTGAGCTATAATCTAACTATGAGCACACACGAGAACCCCTCCGCCAGCCAGGTCTCTGCCTTCCTGGCATCCAACGGCTGGTCCCCCGCTGAGGTCGCTGACCTCCTCCTGGTCCACTCCGAGTACGTCACCGAGGATGGCCACACTACCGTCGACCGCGACTTCTGGACCTTCACCGCTATGGGCCACGAGTACGACCCGAACGTCGCCGACAAGCGCATCTGGTCGGCCACCAAGGTCTGGTTCAACCAGCTCGACCCGAGCGTCCAGTGGCGCGATCTCAGCGAGGCTGAGCGTGTCGGTGCTCGTGAGGCCTTCCTCGACGAGTTCACCAGCTAGTCCCCTGAGGGAGGGCTTCGGCCCTCCCTCCCTACAGCCCAAGGAGGGCATGATGGACACCTTCGTACAGCCGATGCAGGCACCGAGCGACCACGAGCTTCGGGCGCAACTCCGCAAGGCCCGGATCGACAACCTGATCCTGGAGAAGAAGCTGGCTCACGCCAACAAGCAGATCGAGCAGTACAAGCTCAGCGCTGCTCTCCTCCAGGAGATGTCAGCAGACCCGAGCTGTCCGTAAGACCCTGGCCTCGCTGCTCTAGCGCTAGTAGCGAGGCCAGCCCCTTGTGGGGAAAAGTTCAGTGCGCTATACTAGGGTTGCTGGTACCCCATACCAGCCTAGTCCACAAGGAGGAAGCAACATGACGTTGCACAAGAACTCGATCGATGATGTCGTACAGGCCCTGGCCTCCGCTCCGATCGATGAGCGTACCGGCAACCGAGTGCTCTACTCGGTCGACTGGATCGCCGACAAGCCGAGCATGATTGGCAACACGAACCCCGACTGGGTCCGCCGAGAGCTGGACTGGTTCTTCAGCGGCTCGGACGCTCTGGCCGACATGGAGGAGCCGGTACCTGCCCTGTTCAAGGCCTGTGCTGGCGACGACGGCAAGGTCAACTCAGCGTATGGCCACATCCTCTTCACGCCTCAGTGGTCGCCTCGGCGAGTCACGAGCAGCCTGTTCGACCGAGTGGTGAGCACGTTCATGCACGAGGGCCTGGGCACGAGGCACGCAGTCGCCATCATCAGCGACCGCGACATTCACGAGCTGAGCCGCTTTAACGGCCGGAACGACTTCATCTGCACGAACGCTCTCAACTTCATGATCGACGACGACAACCGACTGCACATCATTGCTCAGATGAGGAGCATGGATGCCGTGTTCGGGTACCGTGCCGACTGGTCCATGTGGAACGCTCTCATGGACTACCTCCTCGGCAACTTGGAGATGGCCTACCCCGAGCTTCAGCGAGGCGACATCACGTTCCAGGTCGCCAACCTCCACGTCTACCCTCGGCACTTCCAGCTCCTCTCCGACACCGCTCAGGACATCGACGACCGGCTGGACCGGAGGGTCTGGCAGGAGCAGGAGAAGCGGCTGAGCACCGGCAGCGGAACTCTCGAGACGCTCTTCGCTGAGGACTTCTGATGAGCGTCTGGGACGTGGTCAGGGCCTCGCTTGAGTTCACCCTTGGAGTGTTCGCCTGGGTCTTCTTGCTGCTGGTGGTGGCAGGAGCTGTGATCCTCATCTTCGCTGTGCTGGTGGGTCTGGTGCGCTCGGTGCGAGCAGCAGCCACACCGAGGCCTCGCAAGTCCGAGTACGACGAGGTGTACCGTACCCTCGGCGACATCGCTGAGGAGCTGAAGCGCATGCGAGCAGACGGCATGACCAAGGAGTCCATCGAGTACGCACTGACTCAGGTCTTCTACAAGTAACCAAGCTCCCTCCTGCCTCGTGAACACCGAGCCGAGGCAGGAGGGGCGATCCTAGCAGAGAGGGCCGACGTGGCTCAGTCAGTACGACTCCATGGAGGCCCTTGGCATGGACGGATCACAAGCGTGCCAGATGGGCATACGCACTTCCACATCAGGACGCCTCTCGACGCTGTCTCCTTCTACGAGGAGGAGGACATTCGGCAGATCGAGAGCATACCGTACCGGGAGGGCACGTACTCCCGAGTGGCAGGCTACGAGCACGACTTCGAATGGGACGGATGGGTAAGCCATGGATAACGAACACATCTCGCTGCTGAAGAGGGCGAAGGCCTCCTGGCTGTACCCGATCTACGTGCCGAGCTACACGAGAGCAGGCACAGCACCGTTCCTGGAGCTGCTGAAGGAGGCACCGAGCAGCGTCCAGCGGAAGACCACGATCGTTGTGAGGCCCGAGGAGGTCTCGGCCTACGAGCGTGCCTACCCTTGGGCATCTGTCGTCCCTGAGGCGACTCCAGGGATCGGCCCTGCCCGAATGCGGTGCCTCATCGACGCAGAGGAGCGAGGCTTCCAGCGCATCACGATTGTCGACGACGACATCGAGCGCATCACGCTCCTCCAGCGGCTCGTGAGGCCAGGGCAGCCCGACTACGCTCAGCGCTTCTCCTCCTCGCTGGCTGGTGTGGCCAAGCCCCTACTCAACGTCAAGTCGCTGGCTGTCGCCTGCAGGATGGCTGACGCTGTCTTTGACCTCCGAGAGGACGCAGCGTATGGGGCAGCTCGGAACGCTCTCTTCGCTGGCCCAGTGGCTGACCCGAGGATCGGAGCCATGCTGCACAAGCAGAGCTTCCCAGCATGCGTCATGCTCATCGACGTTGAGCGCTTCAGCATGAGGGAGATGCCTGAGCCGTTCCACTTCCATGGGGAGGACCTGGCCATGTTCCTCGACACGCTCACTCAGGGGCAGCGAGCGTTCCAGCTCCCGGCTGTCGCCTACGACCAGAACAGCTCGGTCCGGACCACCATCCCTCTCGACCCCATGGACGAGGTCGGCAGGCCACACCTCCAAGACACTCCCGAGTACTACCCTGAGATCCACCCGTACCTCCGAGCCAGCGTCAAGAACAAGCTCGGAGGCGTGATGCGTATTGGAGTAAACTGGAAGAGGCTCTACAAGGACCACAACACAGGCCCGGACATCATACCTATGACCGAGGTAGTCCACAACATCAAGGAGAAGATCTAATGCTCATCGCATTCGAAGGCCCGGATAACACCGGCAAGAGTACGGCAGCAGCAGCCCTCACGAGCTTCGAGCAGCCCATCTACAACGCCACGAACCTGAACCACAAGCTGGCAGTCGCCCGGCTGGCAGGCCAGGAGGAGTTGGTCCAGACGTTCGACCGTATCGACTGGTTCACGCACATGGTCTACCGGCTGGCTCTGCCGGACCGGGAGTGGAACGACGAGAGGCCTCGCACCGTGTTCGCGATGCCGGACACGCACCTCGTGATCCGCCTGCATCACCCCGAGCTGGCCAACTTCACGGCTGAGGAGGTAGTCGACACTCCTATCGCCCGAGTCAACCCCATGTACTACTACATGGCGGTCCACTTCATGAACCTCAACCGAGTGTGGGACTACGCGCACTTCAAGAGCATCACGATCGTGGAGGTGCGGAACGAGGAGGGCAGCTACCAGGAGTCGGTCGTCGACCACGACAGCCCTGCCTTCGATTGGGGTACCTCGGCGACAGCGCTCGTCAAGGACGCTCCCTCGCTGCTGGACTTCCTCCGGTATGTCGATCAGCACATCGGCTGACCCTCACCTCGGGCATCTGCACTTGATCGGAGTGCTGCTGGCCCGAGGCAAGCAGGAGGCGACGGCTGAGGAGGCCGAGCAGGAGCTGACGAGGTACCGGGACCAGGGCCTCATACTACAGAAGTACGGAAGGGAGCACACCGTGAGCAAGACCAAGGCCACACGAGCCAGCACCGAGCAGCCAGCCACGTTCAGCGGTCAGGGCATCCTGTTCGCTGTCGTCGAGGACCGGGAGAGCATGCGAGAGGGCAACCCCTCAACGGTCGACGTTATAGCAGACGCCATCGAGGCAGCGCTGGACGCTGGGCACGAGACGAGCGAGGCCATCGCCCGGTACCTGACCACGAGTGCCTTCCAGCACATACCAGACAAGAGGGTCCGCTTCAACTCGGTGCTCAAGGCTGGAGACGTGGTCGGAGCACAGATCACCCGCAAGCTGTACAACGCGTACAACGAACTCGAGACGCTGGCTGAGGAGGAGCCAGACAGCAAGACCAAGGAGGCCATCAGGAACGAGGCACGAGGGTTCGCAGAGGCCCTCAACGTTGTCATCAGTCCGTTCTCCTGCGAAGACCCCCAAGACCCCCGGCTGGTAAGCTGGGACGAGGTCGACCGCATTACCGAGACATTCATCAAAGAGCAGCGCTTCGTGCGCAAGGAACGAAAGGGCAAGCCCCAGTGAACAGCATGCAACAAGGAGTCGTCGAGTTCCACCGAGCGATGGGCCAGCCGGTAGGCCACAAGGCCAAGCCGCTCCCTGCCTCCCGAGAGGCAGTCCGGATCGAGCTGATCCGAGAGGAGTTCATCGACGAGCTGATCCCTGCTCTGGCAGCAGGAGACATGGTCGAGACCGCTGACGCGTGCATCGACATCATCTACGTGACCCTCGGCCTCCTCACCGAGATGGGCATCGACGCACAGGTTCTCTTCGACGAGGTACAGGCGAGCAACATGTCCAAGCTGGGAGCCGACGGCAAGGGCATCATCGCCGGTCCGGACGACCCGGATGGAGTGTTCGAGGGCCGAGTCAAGAAGGGTCCGAACTACTTCCGGCCTCGGCTGAGGGACCTCCTGGAGCATGGCTCAGCCGACCTCGACGTGGCAGGCCCTGAGATGCTGGCAGCAGCCCTCAAGCGTCGCGAGGACGAGAAGCACCAGGCAACCCTGGAACAGCTCCGAAGCGCATGACACTCCAGCTCAGGGAGTCCCAGAGGGTTGCACTGGAGGTGCTGACCGAGCCAGGTCGGCACTTCGCAGCCCTCTGGGCTGAGCCACGCTCGGGCAAGACCGCTGTCGCCCTCAAGTGGATCGAGCACGTTGAGCCGAGGGTAGCGGTCATTGTCGGTCCCAAGATCGCTGAGGGAGTCTGGAGGGGCGAAGCTGCGAAGTGGCTTGGCAAGAGGTACACCTTCCATCCGCTGACGGCTGGCAACGACTACCCTGCAGACCTCAGGCCTGGGATCAACCTCATGTTCGTGAACTACGAGCAGTTCGGGAAGTCGCCCTGGCAGCGGCTCAGGCCCTTCCTCGACAAGCTCTCCAAGCTGTGCGGAGGGCAGGGCATGATGCTGCTCGATGAGAGCCACCAGATCAAGACCCCGAGCAGCGTCACCGGCAGGAACATCAGGCCCTTGGCTGCGAAGTGGCATTACCGGCTGCTCATGACTGGCACTCCTGTCACGAACCCGAACCAAGTCGACGCAGTGTACGGTCAGTGGACCTTCCTCGACCCGAGCATCCGAGACCTCTGGCCCTCAGCTCGGGACTTCCGGGAGCACTTCGGCGAGTGGAGCACGGTCAAGGGTTTCCCCGAGCTGATCAGGCCTCGCAATCAGTACGAGCTGAACGCGTACATACAGAAGAACGTGGTCACGATGGTAGGCCCTGGCAAGCCGGTGCCGATACACCGAGTGTACTACTCCATGCCCGAGAGTGTGGCCCTGATGCACAAGACCATGCTCAAGGAGGGAGTCGTCGAGTACGAGGGCCGAGACGTGGTCGGCCTCAACCCTCTGGTCCGCCTGCTGCGGATGCGAACTCTCGTGGCTGGCTGGTGGAAGGACGACGAAGGCAGCTCCATCACGGTACCCGACGCAGCTCGGGCCAGGCTCGGGGCACTCGGCAAGCTCCTTCGGAGGTGTGAGGGCAAGATCATAATCGCTTGCACGCACCTCTGGGAAGTCAAGCTTGTTCGAGGGTACCTCCGGAGGAGGGGCATCGGCCACACTGTCATCGTGGGAGCCACCAAGGACAAGAGCCACGTCATCGAGGCGTTCCAGCGCGACCGGGAGCTGAGGGTCCTGCTCGTGCAACCCCAGACCGTGAGCATGGCTGTCGACATCTCGGTTGCCCAGGACCTCATCTGGTACTCCAGTAACTTCAACTACGTCACGTTCAAGCAGGCCTCAGACCGCATCAAGCTCAGCCCTGCGAACCCGAGAGTGTGGTTCCTGTGCGCTCGGGGCAGCGTGGACGAGGACGTGTGGAAGACCCTCCAGGAGGACCACGATCACCTCCGCAAGGTAGTAGCTCGTATCCGGCCCTCTAGAGCTGCTAGGCGTAAAAATCAAGTTGGGAAAAATGTCCGCCAGGGCTTGCGCTGAGTTGCCCGATCAGGCATAGTAGTACTTGTCAGGCAAGCGAGCCAGGCAGGCAGGTTAGCACCAAGGCCCTCACGGGGAAACCGGGAACAGCGCTCCCAGGCAGCTCGCAAGCTTACAGTCCACAATCCGGCCACTATCAAGGAGATCATCATGGCCACTCGCACCGCACGCAAGACCGCTCCCGTCGTCGACGAGACCGTGGAAGAGACCACCGAGGCCGAGGCCCAGACCGAGGCCGAGGTCACCCCCAAGTCGCTCATCAACGAGGCCATCGGCCGCGTCATCGAGGCCCACGGCATCGACGTCCAGAAGAACCGTTACAAGGCCATGCGCGCCATCGCCTACCAGGCCTTCGTCAACGCCATCAACGACGGCACGTTCGACGACCTCGTCGACGAGGCCATCGCCAACGTCGACAGCCTGCCCTCCGGCTGGGAGATCGAGCGCTCGGAGAAGGTCGAGCCGGTCAAGGCCGCTCCCGTCAAGAAGGCCGCTCCGGTCAAGGCGACCCCGGCGAAGCGTGCGACCCCGGCGGCGAAGGCCACTCCGGCCGCGACCGCTCGCAAGCGTCCCACTCGCTGACCCGAACCCTGCCCCTGTGCCAACCTCCCCCGGCACAGGGGCAGGCTCATCTAAACCCCACGACCGAGCCAGCAGGAGTCCACCTTGCAACTACTCATCAGCGACAGCCTCGCTGAGGTCCAGGCATACCTCGCACAGTCGAGCGCTCCCACCATCACCGACATTGAGACCACGTCTCTGACGGTCGGCAAGGGCCAGCTCCTGTGCGTCTCCCTCGCACCGTACGACCGAGACGACGTGATGGTCTGGTGGCCCTCCTCTCCGGAGGAGATCGCCAAGCTCCGGATACCTCGCATGGTCGCCCACAACTCACCCTTCGATGAGCGCTGGCTCTGCTCCTACGGTGCACGAGTGCGCGTCGTCTGGGACACGATGTTCATGGCGCACCTCATCGACGAGAACCACCCGATCGGCCTGGAGGACCTGGCTACTCGGCTGCTCCATCTGGAGCCGTGGAAGCAGGAGAACGTCAAGCACCTCGGCGACGAGTTCGGCCAGATGTGGGAGGACCGAGCCAGCATCCCGAAGCAGGCCTGGGCCAAGTCCAAGCGAGAGCTGAGCATCTACGCAGGACGAGATGGCCACATCACACGGCTGCTGCTCAAGTGGCAGAAGCAGTACCTCCGCAAGAACCTCAAGCCAGGCGAGGACCCTGTGCGCGTCATGCGCGACGTGATGCTCCCGGCTGTGCTGCCACTCCGCCAGATGGAAGACAACAGGCTCCCGGTACGCGTAGCTCGTGTGGCCAAGGTCAAGGAGGAGGTCGAGGCACGGATCGCTGAGATCGAGCGTAAGCTCGACGAGAGCATCCCAGACAAGGAACGCTGGCCCGACTGGCTCCAGAAGACGAAGCCGAAGTGGGGAGCCACTAACTGGACCAAGTGGTGGCTCTACGAGTATCAGGGAGCCATGTGCCCGAGGAGGGGCAAGCCGACCAAGACGTGGCCCGAGGGCAACCCTGGCATGGCACAGGAGGACCTCGCCAAGATCGACCATCCTGCTGCCAGGCTCCTCAGCGAGCGGTCGACCCTGTACAAGCAACTCACCGGCTTCCTGGTCCATCTGGCCACACGCACGGTGGACGGTCGCATCCCGACCAGCTTCAGCCTCACTGGCACGGTGACCGGCAGGCTGAGCAGTAGCAGCCCTGGCGAAGATAATCCGGGCCTCAACTCGCAGCAGATCCCCCGCGACAAGAGCACTCGGAACCTCTTCGGGGAGCGAGGCCAGGCCTGGATCGAGGTGGACTTCTCGCAGCTTGAGCTTCGGGTCGTGGCTCAGCTCTCCGGAGACCGTACCATGATCGAGCTGTTCGAGGCCGACCAGGACATCCACACCTACATCGCCAGCCGAGTCACGAAGAAGCCTGAGAGCGAGGTCCAGAAGGGCGACCGCACACTGGCCAAGGGCATCAACTTCGGCTTCGTGTACGGCATGCACCCGAAGCACTTCGTGAGCTACGTGAGAGACGAGTACGGCATCACGATCACGCAGAAGGAGGGAGAGGCGTTCCGGGAGGAGTACTTCCTCAACTTCAGCGGTCTCGAGCCGTGGTACCGTGAGCAGCGGAAGGAGGCTATCGAGTTCGGAGGAGTCCACAACGAGTTCGGCCGCTTCCGCCACTTGCCCCGAGTGTACCACTCGGACTACTGGGTCCAGGAGAACGCGTTCCGGCAGGCCATCAACAGTCCTGTCCAGTCAACTGGATCGGACTTCATGCTCATTAGCCTGGCTAGGCTGAGCAGGGACTTGCGGCTCCCCGAGCTAGGAGCTAAACTTGTAACTACCGTCCACGACTCCGTCTGCCTGACTGCCCCATACAGTACAGCTCGTCGAGTCGGACGGATCGTCAAGAATACAATGGAGATGGCTGATGACACGCTCGACCGCAAGTTCTTCCTCAAGGCTGACGTCACGATCAGCCGCTGCTGGGGAGGTGAGCCCCTTGCCGAGTTCTAAGGCGAAGCAGCTCCCGAGCACCGGGAAGAAGCCTGGCAGCAAGGCCTGGAATGGCCCTCGGGGCACATGGCCCACAACCGACGACGGCAAGCTCGTGATCACGCAGAGCATGGTCAGCGGCTTCGTCGAGTGCCCGAGGGAGACGTACTACGGAATCGTCCTGGGCCTCAGGCCTCGGATCGAGTCCAAGCCCCTCACCCGAGGCACTTGGGTCCACTCGCTGCTCGAAGAGCGTGGCAAGGGAGGCGACTGGAAGAAGCTCCACGAGGAGCTGACCGCCAAGGCCGAGGCTGAGCAGTTCGAGGAGGAGGTCTCGACGCTGGCTCGGGAGTGCTACAACATCGTGCTCAGCTACGACTACGTCCACCGCGACGAGGAGCTGACTCCGGTAGCTGTAGAGCTTACCGTCGAGCGCACGATGTTCCGTGGGAAGGTGCTGTACCGAGGCCGGATCGACATCATCTGGATCGATCGTAACGGCGACGTATGGCTCGGCGACCACAAGACCCACGCCACACTGCCGGACTGGCGTTACCGGGAGCTGGCCTTCCAGCACTACTCGTACCTCTGGGCAGTCGCCACGTCGCCCGAGTACAAGGCCCTCCGGTACAAGGGCAAGCCGCTCCCGGCTCCCAAGGGCTTCATCTACGACTACTGCCGGACGAGTGCCATCCATACTCCTCAGCTCACGACCAAGGGCAAGATCAGCCGAGTGCTCAAGCCCTCAGGCACGACCCTCCCGGTCTTCAAGGAGTGGCTGCGGGAACAGGGCATGCTGACCACGCTCAAGGGCAAGGACCTCCTCGCCATCGAGGATCCGGCTGAGAGGGCCTACGTCGAGGAGTTCATCGTAGCGCTGGAGCAGCGCGACTACAGCACCGAGTTCCGGCGCGACTACCTCACGTTCACCCCCGAGCAGGCAGAGCGTCAGCGGAAGGCGTTCGTGACCTCGGCTCGGAGGCTCCTCCAGTACAAGTGGGATGACCCCGACTGCGTCGAGCGTAACCTCCATGCGTGCTCGGGGTACATGTGCAACTACAAGGACCTGACCGTGGCAGACCTCATGCACGGCACGAGCGAGATCGAGCAGCGTACTCGGTACGTCCACACTCGTGACCCGCTGGACTACTACCCGAACCAGAAGAAGAAGGGCACGAAGTGAGGAAGAGAGAGCTGGCCTGCTCCTACTGTGGAGCCAAGCCCAAGGAGCCATGCATCATCACGCTGGCACCGGAGGTCACGGTATCCCAGCCGTGGAAGCACCGCACACGTATCGAGAAGGAGGAGAGGGCAGCATGACCGTCTACACCATCTACAGCAAGCCCAAGGTCGGCAAGACCACGCTGGCCCTCAAGGAGGCAGTCAAGGGCAAGACGGCTGTGCTCAGCGCTGACCAGGGCCTCATCGGTATCGACACGACCGGCATCACCGTTGAGGAGGACATGTCGGCCAAGAACCTGAACAAGCTCATGAACCCGACCGGCTCCTTCCTGCGTAGCCACACTCGTATCGTGCTGGATACGGCAACCTCGCTGCATGCCACCATGATGTTCGACATGAACAAGGGTGGCCCGAGCAGCCAGGCTCAGTACGGCTCGGCGAACAACGCTCTGATCGCCATCGTGCGTACCCTCCGCGACCAGAAGAGCACTCAGTCCATCATCCTGGCTCAGGAGAAGCTCATCATGCCTGGCCAGGGCCTCGGCTCCGACGGCAAGGAGGAGTGGTCCCCTGAGGACGACGAGGAGGACATGACCGTCATGACCACGGTGGACCTCAGCCCTGGAGCAGCCAGCGGACTCCTCCAGATGTCAGACCTCATCGGCAGGCTGTACATCGCGAACGTCAACGACAAGCCGGTGCGTCGGCTCTGGCTCGGGCCTAGCAGCTCGATTGTGGCTGGAGCACGTAGCAAGACGTATCACGGCAATCCCCCTTACCTCAAGCAGCCGAGCATCGGCCGACTTGACAGCCTTCTCGGCTGGACCCGCTAGTCGAGAAACCCCAAGAAAGAAGAGAGATACATCATGGCAAAATCCATTCGCCTGGACTTCTCCAAGGTCGAAGAGCGCTCGGGCTGGAACACCCGTTCCATCCCCGAGGGCATCCACAAACTCAAGGTGGAGTCGGTGCAGGTGACCGAGGCCCAGGACGGCACGGCGATGCTCGTGTACGCACTCCGTCCGGACTCCGCGAAGTACAAGACGCGGCTCTTCCCGTTCTACTGCAAGCTCCAGCAGAACCAGCTCTGGAAGCTGCGCGACCTCTTCGTGGCAGCGGGCATCACCGTGCCCAAGAAGGCCACGAGCATCAACCCCGAGGCACCGGTCGGCAAGTTCATCGCCGGTGAGATCGAGGACGAGAGCAACGCACAGTACGCTGGACGCTCGGTCGTGCAGGGTACCTACGGTCTCGAGATCCTGGACGACGAGGACGGCACCGAGCCGGACGATGACGACGAGGAGTACGAGGGCGACGACGAGGCCGACGAGGCCGACGACGAGGAGTACGAGGACGCTGAGGAGGACGAGGAGGACGAGGAAGAGGACCTCACGGCTCTCACGCTCGTCGAACTCCGCAAGCGTGCCAAGGGCCTCGGCCTGGACACCGACGGTGTCAAGAAGGCCGACCTCATCGACCTCATCCTGGAGGAGGAGTCGGCCGAGGAGGGCGACGACGAGGACGAAGACCTCGACGACGATGACGACCTGGAGGACGAGGACCTGGAGGACGAGGACTTCGACGACGAGGACGAGGAGGAGGAGCCTGCTCCTGCCCCGAAGCGTCGCGCGGCTGCGAAGCCTGCTCCCAAGGCAGCGGCACCGGCTCGTCGTGTGGTCAAGCGTCGCTGACCAAGCATGGACGAGGCTGAGGTAGTCCGGCGCATGCTGGACCGGCTCAACCGAGTGGATGGAGTCTACGCACTACGGACTCACGGGGGTTCCTTTCAGCAGAAGGGAACCCCCGACATTCTCGGTTGTGCACATGGCAGGTTCTTCGCCATCGAGGCTAAGCGCTCGGCACGAGAGAAGCCGAGCAGCGCACAGCAGTACAATCTCAAGAAGTTCCGTGAGGCTGGTGGAGTTACCTTCACCAGCCACGACCCCAAGGTTCGGGAAGTACTAGAGTGGATATCAACCCTCTCGATCTGATGCAGGCAGTCTGGCGGCACTCAGGGCAGCGAGGCTACGTCTGGGTTCCGCACATCTACAAGATCGGAGTCAAGGACGAGGAGAAGTTCCGAGAGGGCAAGCCCCTGGCTGCTCGGAGGCCCGAGTTCCCCGAGCTGAGGGACAGCGTCGACTGGTACTGGACACCGGCTGTGAGCAGCAGTGACAGCCGGAAGGCCAAGCAGTACCCTGCCCAGAAGGCTGTCTGGGTCGACTGCGACGAGAGCTACGACGACAAGCTCCTGCTCAGCCTGAAGCCCTCGTACCTCTGGGAGACCAGCCCTGGCCACAAGCAGGCCATCTGGCTCCTCAGGGAGGAGATCGCCAGGAGTGAGTTCCATCGGGATGGCTTCATCGGCATGCTCACGCAGGCCCTCGGAGGCGACAAGTCTGGCGTCGACGTAGGCCAGCTCCTCCGAGTCCCCGGCTCCTGGCACCACAAGCGAGAGGCGTTCCAGGGCCGGATCATCAGCAGCTCGGGGCAGGTCTGGACGAGGAGTCAGCTCCTGGCTCGTGTGGCCAAGGGTCTCGGCTTCTCGCCTGCCCTGGCCTCCGAGCTGTCAGCGGCCGACCCCTATGGTGATCGCTCCAAGCTCCTCTGGAAGTTCGCCAGGAGCGCTGCGGAACTCGGCCTGGCTCAGGACCTCACGTTCAAGCTCATCAAGGCCACGGCATGGAACAAGTGGAAGGACGAGCCTGAGCGTCTCAAGGAGGACATAGCACGAGCCTACGAGCAGCAACCCTCCGAACCTGCCAAGGTCGCAGAGCGGCAGCAGGAGATCGAGCAGGTAGACCACGAGGACGAGCCTGTCGGACCGTGGGAACTCGAGACGGTAGCCTCCTTCGCCGAGGTCATGCGCAAGCCCATCTCGTGGATCTTGCCTGGCATCATACCCGAGGGAGGCTGCGGACTCATCGTGGCTCCTCCGAAGGTGGGCAAGACTCGTATCGCGATGGAAATGGCTCTGGGCCTGGCTACCGGCAAGCGTCCTCTCGGCATCGCCGTCCGCAGGCCTCAGCCGGTCGGCTTCTTCTCGCTGGAGGACGGTGAGAGGCTCTTCGCCGAGCGCTTGAGCAGCGGCATGAACAACGGTCGCTCGAAGTATCACTGGGATGGCCACATCAGGTCCGAGGGTAAACAGCTCGTCTGGGAACCGGCTCAGCCCCTCAGCCTGCTGACGCACTTCTCTCCGGTGGACCTCAGTGAGGGCAACGACATGCAGCGCTTGTACGAGACCATCGAGCAGTACGGTCTCAGGCTCGTGGTGCTCGACACTCTCAGCATGGCCATCGGCAAGGCCAACGTCAGCGACCAGAAGGACATGTACGCCATCCTCAAGCCGCTCAAGCTCATCGCGCAGAACACCGGCTGTGCCATCATGTTCATCCACCACACTCGCAAGCGAGTCTTCGAGAAGGGTGAGACGGTACAGGAGTCCATCCTGGGAGCGACAGCCCTCCATGGCTGGTCAGACTTCATCATGAGCCTCGCTGCTCCCTCCGAGGACGGCGACCTCCTCAGGCTCGGTGTGCAGACCAAGCGAGGAGGAGGCCAGCACTACATCGACAGCCAGCTCAGGATCATCAAGAGGCCTCCGATAGAAGAGGTTTGAGAGTACCTCGAACATGTGCAACAATCAACTCATGAACAAGCGTATCACCTTCGAGCAGGTCATCAACACCGCTTTCGGCGAGTCCACCATCGTCCGCACCGGCACCATCATCGGCGAGTCCGAGGTTGGCATGCTTCGGGTCGAGTGGGACCAGGACAGCCTCGGCAAGTTCGGATGGGTCAAGCCTGGCTCGTTCCAGGAGGCTCCTGTCACCGACCACACTGAGGCCATCATCGCCTCGGTCAAGAAGGCTCGTGGCAACCGTCCCTTCATCGTCGCAGTAGCCAAGTAAGGACACCTCTCATGGACACTCTCACCTCAGCTCAGGCCAAGATGCTTGAGACCATCGACAGCATCGTCGTCCGCCGCTCCTACGGCCGTGATGGACAGCCCCTCTGGCTGTTCGACGGTCGCCGGGCGACCGCTGGAGAGGCCCGAGTCATCACCTCGCTCCAGACCAAGAAGCTCGTCAAGGTTGTGAGCCAGCAGGTTCACATCGCAGGCTGGAACGGCACCAAGGCCGTCGGCCGTCTCGTCAGGAAGTAGGCCACACTCATGCGCATTCTCAACGGACACGCGGGCATCGGCGGCAACCGAGCACTCTGGGGCAGCGAGCACGAGATCGTCGCTGTCGAGCTGGATCCCGCCATTGCTGCGGTCTACCAGGAGCTGTACCCCGATGACACCGTCGTGGTCGCGGACGTGAACGAGTACATGCTCGATCACTACTCCGAGTTCGACATGATCTGGCTGAGCCCTCCCTGCCCGACGCACGGTCAGTACCGGTACAACGTCGGTGTGCGAGGCAAGGGCTTCCGCCCGGCGATCCCCGACATGACCGGCTTGTACGGTGCCATCGTGTTCCTGGAGAGCCACTTCGAAGGCCTCTGGGCTGTCGAGAACGTGAAGCCCTACTACGAGCCGCTCATCCAGCCTACGGTGATCCTCCAGCGACACCTGGTCTGGGCCAACTTTGACATTGCTCCCAAGGCCTTCGCTCCCAAGCAGGTCCGCTCGAAGAACAAGATCAGCGACTACGACGACCTAGGCGTGGACCTCACTGGCACCAAGATCAGCAACAAGCGACAGGTCCTGCGTAACGCAGTGGACCCCGAGCTGGGACTTCACGTGCTCCTCGCTGCTCTGGACGAGTTCTCGAAGTAGGGTTTGCGCTCTCGATCGAGGTGTGCAACAATCTACTCATGAGCACATTCAACAACCTCCACACCAACCTCGTCGAGCACGAGGGCTTCTTCTTCGTCGAGTACAACGGCAGCTACTTCAAGGGATGCCGTCGTTGTGGTGGCACCGGTCACTACAGCTTCGACGGCATGTCGAGCGACTGCTACCTGTGCGGGAACACTCCTGCGAAGCTCGGTGAGCCGCTCGACTCCCTCGAAGCCGCTCAGAAGTGGTGCCACGAGCGTGCCGTCCGCCGCGCACAGGCCGACCGCAAGCGTGAGGCCAAGCGTCAGGTTGAGGTGCAGGCCCTGGCCGACAAGGTCGCCAGCCTCCCCGAGGAAGTGCGCACCTTCCTCCTCGGCATCAGCCTGGAGGAGTTCGCCACCGAGGAGGACTACTACAACGGCATCAAGAACCCTGGCTACGAGCGTAGCTCCTTCCTCCGGGCGATGGCTGAGCACGTCCAGTTCGTCAGCATGGCTCGCAAGCCCTTCACCGCGAACATGCTCACGGCTGTCCAGAACGAGATCGCCAAGCGTGCCACCAAGCAGGCCGAGGCCGAGCTTACCCCGGCTCCCTCCGGTCGTGTGGCTGTGACCGGTGAGATCGTCTCCGCCAAGATCGTCGAGGGCGACTACGGCACTAGCTACAAGGCACTCGTCAAGGCCGACGAGGGCTTCAAGGTCTGGGTCAGCATCCCCTCCGCTCTCATGACCACCATCTGGGAGACCGAGTACAGCGACCTCATCGAGGAGCTGAAGGGTCGCCGTATCACCTTCACCGCCACACTTGAGCCGAGCCGCGACGACGTTGCCTTCGCCTTCGGGAGCCGTCCTGCCAAGGGAGCCTGGCTGTGAGCGTGACCCTAGCTCAACTCGCCAAGATGACCCCTGAGGAGCAGCAGAGACGCCTCAGGGGCATCGACGAGCCGACTCGGCTCAAGCTCCTGGTGAGCGCTGCTCAGGTCCTGGCATCAATTTCGAATGAGGGCTTGCGCTCCTCCCAGAAGTGAGCAACAATCTACTTATGCACATCATCGTAGGTTACTGCAAGGGCGAAGCGTTCGTCGAGGGCCACACCACCAGCCGTGCCAAGGCCGACAAGTGGATCGAGACGTACCCGAACGGCAAGAACAACGAGTACGACTACGTTGAGCGTCAGACCTCCCACAACCTGAGCATCTAAGGAGCACATCATGGCCACCACACTCACCACCGACAGCCGAGTCCTTCACCACCGCTTCGCCTGCCTCGGTACCGTCAAGCAGGTTTCCACCGTCGATGGAGCACTCCGAGTCGAGTGGGACATCTGGCCCTCGAAGACCGATCAGTGGTACACCGCCGAAGAGCTGATCGACGTTACCGGAGAGGGAGTCTGAGCATGGCTCGTGCAACCTTCCGCCAAGTCAAGGCCGAGGACCTGGAGGCAGGCATGGTCCTGATCGACCCCGAGGGAGCCGAGTCCACGGTCTACAACATTCGCCGGATCGACCACCAGCGAGGTCGCCTCACGACCGGCTCGGGTGTGGCCATCGTCCAGCTCGACACGCTCTTCCCAGTCAAGCAGTAACGAGCCAGGCACAGCAGAGGACCCCCAGCGTCGCTGAGGGTCCTTTGCTATGAGTGTGGTAAGGCCTACCGTGCTGGCGACCAGGGCAAGGAGCAGGCCACGAAAGCCACCGACTCCTGTGCCGAGGCTGCCCCGGTACGCGGGGACTCCGGCTCAGGCAGGGTTGCCATCGCCCTTGTCCGTCACGAGAACGCTCTGGGCCTTGTCGGCTACCTCGGTCGGCTTCCACAGGCCGAAGTGGAGGCCTACGGCAATCAGGAACGAGCCGAGAGCCAGCACAAGAGCTGTACCGAGGTCGAACGGCACTCCCTGAGCGATGGCGTTCCCCAGCTCGGTCAGCAGACCGGTAGCGGAGGCCAGCGCTGCCAGCAGCACAGCCTTCAACCCTCCCGAGGTGACGCGCGTGGTGACGAGCCCCACGAGCAGGGGCAGGATGGTTGATACGAGCATGCCGATGATGACGGCAAGCGGAACGTTGAACTGGATTTCCATGGAGGTTACTCCTTCTCGATCTCTTCTGGGTCTACGTACCCAGACCCCTGCCGACTTGACACGGGATGGTTGGCCTGCTGGACGAGCAGCAAGCCGAGCAGGGCGATCCACGCCTCGACAGCGAGGAGCACCAGGAACGTGATCAGGATGGCGTCACGTCCGGGCCAGTGAGCGTCTACGACGAATGTGTCGAACACGAAGAACAGCACGAGCAGGAGGAGCGTGACGGTCTGGGCCATGAGCGTGATGCCCTGCCTCGTGGCCCTCCACGGACTGAACACTCCGTATCTGTAGACGAACGCTGCTTGAGCTGCTGCCTGACTGAGCAGCAGGATTACGGTGATGATCTGTATTACTGTCATGTTGCCTTGCCCTTGGGGTAGTGATGAAACAGGGTCTCGATGTAGTGGTTCTGCCCCTGTCTGTCGATGATTGGCGAGGTCAGACGGTTGATGAGAGGTACCGAGCGCTTGAGCATATCGATCTCTCCAGTCACCGCTTCCTGGAGTGCTCGTGCCTCGTGTACGTCGTCTCGCAGAGCTAGTTGCTCAGCGGTCGGCTTCGGCTTCTTCTTCATGCCGAACAAGACGCTCACCTCCCCCATCCCGTAGGATGGTGCCGAAGAACTCCGAAGGTGTCTTGGAGGCCTCGGCAAACTTGTCGATCTGCTTGGCTTGCCGAGCAGCCAGCTCAGCAGACTTCTCAGCAGCGCTCTTCCACTCGTCTCCTCGCAGATTAGCAGCAGCCAGGATCTTGTCATGAGTGCCTTTCGGTATCAGTCGGCCTGCCAGGATCAACGCTATGACCACGGTCAGGATCGCCGCATAGGCGATGTCCTTGATCGCAGCGTTCGCGAAGATTGTGCTCAGCCATTCCATGATGTCTCCCGAGGAGGTTAGAGTGCTCGTCTGTTGGCTTCGTTGGCTCGGGTGAGCGCTGCCTTCATGTTGGGACCCCACACGTCGTTCCCGACGTACCCATGCTTAGCACGCAGCCAAGCCGGGAGGGAGCCACCGTAGTTCTGGTTCAGGAAGCGCTGGAGGCCATCACGCGACTTGGCTCCCCAGATGTTGTCGATGGGCTGAGGCACGTACAGCCGGGCGATCTTCTGGAGGCCTGTGACGTTGCTGAGGCTCTTCGCATCGGCGACCGTGCCTCGGTGCTGCAGGATCGGGATGGGCTTCTTGGTGACAGCGTCGTAGTACTTCTGGTGAGCTGTCTGCGTGCCCCTGCCCCATGCACCGTCGATCGGACCGGTGTATCCGTACTTCCGGAGGAAGCTCTGGTACTTCTTGACAGCCTCCTTGAAGCGAGGCCCTGCCAGGCCATCCACCACGAGGGTCGAGGTACCGATCTGGCTCCTCCGAGAGTTCATCCAGTTCTGCTGGTTGGCCACGGTCTGGCTGTACTTGAGGCCTCCAGCCGGGAGGCCCACCACGACGCTGCCATCGTTGTCGGCTCCTCGCTGGAGTTCGAAGTCCAGTGTGGCATACGTGCCGAACCTCAGGGCATGCGTCGGGAAGAGCGTGTGATGCACGTGAGCACCGACTCCCCACTCCTTGCCCCAGGCCGAAGCTCCCGACTTGGCGATCTCCTGGCCTCGCTTGACTCGCTGGCCATTGCTGACCAGGATACGGCTGAGGTGGATGCTGCTCGTCATCTGGCCATCCGGGTGCTGGACGCACACTCGGCGACCCTCAGCACCGTAGGGCGACGTGTCGATGTACGCCACGACACCGTCCTCCGAGGCGTAGACGGACGAGCCGTAGGCCACACCGTAATCGGTCCCAGGCTCGGTGCTGGGAGGTGTCCGGTTCTTGTGGCCCTGCCACGTGTCGGTGATCCTCAGGGACAGGGTTGTCTGTACTGGGCGAAGGTATCCACCCTTGCGTTCGGTCATGCTTCTTCCTCCTGTGTTGGCTCGGTCCAGATTACCTCTGGCTGCTCGGGGACCGGAAGGCCGAGTAGCTTGCGAGCGTGGTCGGGGTAGTGCGTCACCAGCAGCTCAGCTAGTGCCGTGCTGGACTCCTCGCTGAACCCTCCGTCGTGGAGGGCCTCGATGATAGCTTGGTGCAGATCCATGCTGTTATCCCCTGAAGTACTTGATGGTGAACTGAGTGGAGCCACTGAGGCCATCTCTGACGCTCATGGCCACCGAGCCGTCGGTACGAGCATACGCAGCAGTAGCGTACCCATTGTTGACCCCAGTACCGAAGCCGATACGCTTGGTCGGCCTGAGCCACGTTGGAATGTTGTCCAGGAAGTCGACAGCCGAAGCTCCTGCTGCCGTGGTCGGAGCGGTCATGATGCCACGGATCTCGAGATCCTCACCCGAGCGTCGCCCCTCGATGTTGCCAGCCGTAGCAGTGAACCCTCCCACGAGGTACGGAGTCAGGTCGGTCCAGCCGGTGTCGTCAGCGATGACTCCTGGAGTACCATCCCAGGCGATGGGCGTGATGAGGATGGTAGCGTAGCCGAGCGTCGGAGTACCTGTCGTGACGTTGCGACGCTTGCGGAACTTGAGAGTCGTGGCACCAGCCGGGAGCAGGAGCATCTTGTGGAACGTGAGGGTCTTGCCTCCGGTGCTGGCTGCGATCTCACTGTAGGCAGTGTACCCGAACCTGCTGCTGGATCCGTCGATGCCGACCTCAGGCTCCAAGGCGAGAGCACCAGTCGCCTGGACACCGATCATGCCGTAGGTGCTTGCAGCACCGTTGATGTTGGCTGAGCCTTCGACCATGACCCAGAGAGGGTCGGCCAGAGTGTAGACCTTCGCAGCAGCAGCGTCGATATCGGTCCACGTAGCAGCAGCCCCATCTACGTTCACGCTGCCTCCGGAGGCCCACGTCCAGGGAGTCGGCAGAGAAGGAGCTACCAGAGCAGCCACACCGTTGGACTTGCCGTGGATCACAACCTTCCGCAGCGTCATCTCAGTACGTACTCGGTCGCCGACCTTCAGGAAGCTCGGGTCCACGAGGCTGTCGGGGGTTGCTGCCAGCGGAGACTCGTCACCGTCCAGCCTGAGCTGGAGAGGGCCAGTGTCTACGATCGTGCCCCACTTGAACGACGTGAGGTCTTTGACGCTCTGGATCGTCACAGCGAGATCACCTCCTGGAGTGTGCTCGACATGAGGCCGAGCGAGTTGAGTTCGAGCTTGAGAGCAGTGATGACGTGCCGAGCCTCGACCCCTGCCCG